AACTGCCCCGAACCACCCCCCCCTCCACCTCCTACAATTATACTATTCCAAGTATAACCGCCACCTCCATCTACATTACCAATTGCAGTTGCACCTCCGCCTCCGCCCCCGTAGGACTGTCCACCAGTCAACGGATCCGGGTCTGTTCCTCCTTGTCCTCCAGTTCTAGCAAAATAATCAATATAATTAATAGTACCGACAGTACCTGAACTACCATTATTAAAACCACCTGTCACAGTAGTTTGTACTGCTGTATTAGATGCACCGCTTCCTCCACAACTTCCACCTGATGTGGCAGGCGAATTAGTTAGACCGTTTCCTCCATCTCCTCCACCATAGCAAGTAAACAAAGGAGTGGTTCCATCACTTGCTGAAATTCTCATTAAAGTATCGTCACCTGATTGACTTACTAATCCACCTGCTCCAATTGTGATATTGAAAATTCTTTTAAAGGTTCCGATACCAGTAGGCCAATTGATTACTCCTACTTGACCCGCTCCACCACCCCCACCGGCATTGTTATTGTTTGTACTCCCGCCACCACCGCCACCTGCTACTATTAAAATATCCGCTATATTTATAAAATAATTAAATGTTATATTATTACTAGTTCCTGCAGTAATTTTTATTATTACACCATCTGTTATAGCAATCGTATCGTATGTTACATTAGTAGCAGAATCAATCAAATTTAATTGAAAAAGAGTGGATATGTCAATAGATGTGCTACCAGATCTAAATGGTGTAGATGTATATGTTAAATTAGAATTGTATATTGTACCATTATTAGGACCAACTTTATAATAATAATTTATTAAATCTACTCCGTTAATACTATAATTTGTTAAACCTGTATTTAGACTTCCTGCTGATGTACGTTTAATAAAATAAGTATCTAAATTTATATCATTTATACTATAAAAAATACTCATTTATATGTTTAAAGAAAAAATAACATTATTTATTCTTTAAAGAATTTAAAATATATTTTTTCTCCATTCAGTTAACTTAAAGAAGTAAGAACCTTTACAACATATTTGATTCTCACTTTGACTATTACTTTGGCTCCACCTTTGCTTATGGACCCCTTGAGGGTCCAAAAGAGAAAGGTGGAATTATTCAATATCCACATGTGTAAGCATATGTCTTCTGCAGCACATTTTGGTCAATTTCAGTTCGTCCATAACTTCTCCTTCAGGTGTCTTTTGGCTGTATTCTTGAGTCAAATAAATGACCTTTTCTACGTGCAAGTCTCTGGTTAATTTACGCTGACGCACTTCTTCACAGAAGTAACGATATTTATTGGCAAGCACCGTGCCGCATGTAAAGCATTTAATAGGAATAATCATTTTGAAACGTGTAGTTAATATATAGTAATAATATTATTCTATATCATTTTAATTTGAAATTCAATTTTATTTATATTATAATAATAAAACAAAACAAAACAAAACAAAACAAAACAAAACAAAACAAAATAAAATATTGTATTATTTATATAATGGCTAAAACAAGACGTAACTATCATGGAAAAGGTAAAAGACATGGAAAAAGTAGAAGCAAAAGACATAACAAGAATAGAGGACACGAACAATCTGTAATTGAAGTCAGTATCAAAGGCGTAAACAAAATAATGAAGCCCAGACTCAAATCCGATTTTGAAAAGATGGATAAAACCGTTATTAAAAACAGTGTAGTTGGACTCCAAAAAAAGACACGCGGATTATTTAGCATGTTTGGGCTAAACAAGGCTTTTACCAGTAAAAACCGACCAGGCAAGCGCGTTTCGTTTTATATTATTTAAATTTGTTAAATTTAATATAATTAATTCAAAGGCTGAAGTATTTGCCCCTTAGTTGTTTTCACCTTCTTGCAAACTTTGTTTAATGAATGCAGTTCGTCATGGCATTTTTCGCATAAATTTAGCAAATTTGCTGCGTTATTTTTATGGAAACTCTGCCCCCCCTTTTTAATTATTCCCTTATCATTTGCATCCTGTTGGTATTGCAAATGATGAACCTCTTGTGCTGCATTCACCTTACAATTTTCGCATAGACCCTTAATTTTTGCCGCGTTATATCGCGATGTCTTTGCATCCAAAATGCTACCGGAAACGGGGTGATATTTCATCCTTATCTCGTGCGCCGCATCCAAAAAATCCTGCGGCAAACTTAGAGACTTACATACTTCCAGACCATACATATTGTTGCCTGGACCGTCTTTCAACTTTCTGTCATATATTAGCGCATTTAACTCCTTGTCATATATCACTGACATATGCTTTAGAACCACTGTTTTCAAACTGGTTATCTCGTCGTAACCGATAATCTCGTGCAAATGTGTTGCAAAAATGAACGAACACTGCTTTTTACCTAATGTTTGAATGCCTGCAACAAAAATGCTCGCTGCACTAATGCTCTCAGTTCCGGAGCAGAGTTCATCGCCTAAAACCAGACTGTTTTCATCTGCCAAACGCAAAATAGAACGCAGTTCGGACATTTCCACAGCAAATGTGGAGAGACCTTTGAATAAATTGTCGTTCCCTAAGATGCGAGTAAAAATGCACGTATAAGGTTTAAAACGGTATTTAGATGCTGGCACGTATAGTCCCGCCTGAGCCATGATAACCGAAATACCTAGAGACCGAATGAAACTTGTTTTGCCGACAGCGTTAGTTCCATATAAAAGAATTCCGTCTACTACTCCTACTGGAGAACCTGAGCCTAAGTTGATATCATTCGCAACATACAGTTCCGATTGCTGCAACTTCTCAATAAGACAATGACGCAAATCGGTTGCATCTACGAACGCCTTATTAGATGAATTATCAATTTCCGGCTTGCAATAGTCATATTTTTCGGCAATAAATGCTTTAGAATAAATGACATCCGTAAACATAATAAAATGAGAAATGGTTTGCATCTTTTCTTGAAATACTTCTAGATCCTTAATGCATTTATTATAAACTTTTATCACGGAATCAATGATGTTGACCTTTATAGATCCGATATTTTTACACAACTTGCTGATTTGCGAACTGCTAATAGACTTACTGGAGGCGGATTGTTTCGGAAACTCAATGACAGCCTTGCCTACATCTAGATTGAACTGCATCTCATTTTTGTAAAAGGTAGATTTATATTTTAGCACGATGGTTTTGTCAGTTTTTAGTAATTCTTCCAATATTTTGCAACGCCTATCTGTAGCAATTAGACTGAAATTGTTTTTCTCTGTTTCGTGGATTTTGATGTACTCTTTTTCATCTGGTTCTTCTTCTAAATCCATGCTCATATTATTTGATATAACTTTCTTCTTTGAAGAAGACTTCTTCCCAGATGTTTCATAATTCGCAACAATAGAATTAAAATAGGAGCGACATGCCTCTAACTGATCTTGCGACTCTGATAAAATACTTATCTTATTGTCCAGATCCAAGTTTATACCAGACTCAATGAAACTCTTTTCTATTTTCTGGATATTATCAATGTCTTTACAGTCTTCTAAAACAAACATGGTTTCTAAACATTCTAAAATTTCATCTATAAAAGTGAGTATAAGAGAGAAATCATTTTCTGGTAAAGATAGACGTCCAATCAAATAGTCTTTTAACAAAGATTTAGATCCAGATCCAGATCCATTAATATTCAAATACAACTGTTTTGCTGATTCAATACCGCTATATAATTGATAAATGCATTTGGGAGAGACCTTTTGCAGCATAATTTGCCTCCAAATCTTCTCCAAATCCTTTATCGGACTCAAAATCATTTTAACTGTCTTATATTGATCCATATTTTGTAACAAGGTATCAGTAATAGAATATTCTAACTCTAAGTATGTCACATCGGTTACGGGATTCAAAAAGTCATAATTGAATTTGCGTTTGCCCATAGAAGTAACACACTCGTTTAACATTCTTACCACGGACGAATATTTGCCCTTATATTGATCTGAATCAATGATATTGAGTTGCTTTAGAGAATGATTCGCCAAAATCAGTTTCCCGCTTTCACTTTCAATCGTGGGTTCCGCTATTTTATAAATGAGATTCGGATTGTGTTGATAAATAAAGTCTAGCAAATAGCAGAATGATTGAGTTGCAAACACCTTCTCTAAAAATGGTTGCATAAATGCCGTCAAATCGTTGAACTTGTAGAAACGCGACAGCAACTGTGTTTGATATGTTTGTTTTTCGCAGTTTAACGCTCTTAATGTATTCTTGCTGCTAACTTCGTCTTGTAAAAGATTTACCAAATGAATTGATTTGCTCTTGATATTAATATAGCCGTTAATTTCATTGACATCGCTCATTGGCAAATTAGAGATGACAATGGTTTCACTCGGATTATGAATTGAAATAAAATGCTCCAACTCGTCAAAGGTGGTCGGATTTTTGATATAATTAGTAGAATATTCCATAATGCTAGTTTTCCCAGTGTAAATATCAATCACCGAGACACCAATATAAACGTGTAAACCAGAACCACTTACTAAAATACTTTTCATCTGATGCATCGGTTTCTTTCGCGCTTCTATCCAAATGCAGCAGGTGTTGTTGGTAATATTTGTTTCATCTGTATCAGTTGAAAAGTAAGTACCAGGAGAGAAAACTCCGAGTAAACTGCGCGTCGTGTTGGCGCATTGTTCGTCTTGAACATATACGGCAACGGTAAACCCAGCATCCTGCAACTTCTTAATGTATTTATCAAGAAGATGCTCTTTGAATCCGCCCATAACAACGTGTTCCCCACTGGAAACACAGACACGTTTGTCTACAATATTTAGGTCACAAATGCGCGAAAATTCCATAATATTGGAGCCGTATATGGCACCGGTTTCCAGATGTTTTAAGCCATAACATTCAAAGAAGGCACCAACTTGAATCAAAAAGATTGTGTTTTCGCCGTATTCGCTGATATATTTTTGTGTTAATTCAAAATAGGTTTTAATGAGAGCCATTATTTATTTTGCTAGATTTATTGTTCTTTAAAGAGAGATAATATACTATGTCAAATTATCTTTAAATATATATTTAAACAAATAACAGCAATTTAAATATATATTTTAACAAATCAACAATATAAAGACAAATATAGAATATAATAATTACCAAATTATAGCATTTTCTAAAGGCTATAATTTGCGAAGGGCAACTGCTGTAGCCAAATTTAATAGTCATATTTGGCATTCATTTAACTATCAAATTTATTTCTTATGTTTTCTACGACGAGTTTTATTACGACGAGTTTTATTACATTTTCTACCTTTTCTATATGTTTTCCCTCCTGACATTTTAACTTCAACATTTCCTGGAGACAAATCATAATTTACTTGAGTTTCAATGTTTTTTCTATTGAACATGTTTGTCCATTTTCGTACCCAAACATTCTTTATGTATGTAGCAAATTGTGATTGTCCTCCTTCATGATTTATTACTAAATTACACCGTTTGTTTTTATCTCCATAAGGAGCGTAGCATGTAGTTTTAAGAAGTTTTAGAACTCCTCCTTTATTAGGGTCGTCTTTATGTGGATAATCTTTAATGATATAATAATCACCAATCGGTCCAAAACTATCGTTTTCGGTTAGCCTTTTATATCCGTTATCGTTTAATATCTTTTCTAAAGATTTTGTTGCCTTGTCAATAATTGCATCAGTTTTAGGGTTTATGATCCGTGGTTTTTGGTCAGGTCCTGAAGTATTTGGCGGTCTGTGCCCAGAGCCGGATGGACCCGATGAAAGTTTAAAACCAAACATATATATATATATATATTATTTCTAAATCCAAAGACTAAAAAGAGTCTGGAACATAAAATATAAAAAACAGAAAATATAAAAAGGTATTATTTGCACTCGTCTAAAAGGATTTCTCAAAATCAATATTGTAAATATTCAAGTAAAACCGGTAAAATATACATTTAAATATATTTTTAACAAATCAACAATATAAAGACAAATATAGAATATAATAATTAACAAAATATGGAAACAAAAGAAGAAAAACCAGAATTAGAAGAAATAAATAAAGAAGAAACAAAGGATAACCGTCTTTTCAAAGGAGACAAACTTTACTGCGAAGGTCGCGAACGAAGTGCTATCAGAGGTTGGTTTCATCTCGGCGCATGTCTCTCCTTTTTCCCTATGTTGCTCATCAATTATGTTTATATTTTTGCCACAGTACCAAATATTAATATGATAAGTCTGGTTGCTTGTTTTGTTAATTTTTTAATTATTTATATCGCACATTGCCTGAGTGCATTTTATCATATTAGTGATTTACCACCTCATTTGGAAATAATTGCACAAAAAATGGACATTATTGGCGCCAATTGTTATGTAGCGTCATCATATTTACCAATGGCTTTACTATTGTTTCCAACCAATGTTGGCCTAAGTTTACTCGCCATAGTAGGATCAATTTTAGGATGGAACATTATTTCCATTATAAAATCAAAATATTCTATTCAGCAACCAATTTTTATTATTATTCCTCAACTCTTTTTCTTCTATTTCATTTACACGTATTTTACATCTACCGAATTTTTTCTGAATTGGTTTGGTCTCGCTTGCTTAGCAATAGGTTCATCATTTATGATCTATGATTATTCTTTTGTTAATAACAGCAAATATTTCAACAATTTTGAAATATACCATGGATTCAGTTTGATTTGTTTGTCAACGATTTGTATGATGAACTATTCCATTTTTAAACGCACTTGTTTACCTAATTTATAATACTAAAACTTCCCCCTTTTAATTTTAGATATATTTCATCAAAAATATAATTTTTTATTTCCTTATATCTCTCTTTGCTAATAATATGAAATGAATAATATAAATGTTTTAAAATAAACAATAGAGAAAGTATAAATATAGGTGCATTAATAGTTTTACGATAATGATCCATTAACACATTTTTAAATTTTGTATTATAAATGGAGAATTCAATTTTAAATAGTTCATTTTTATCATTCGTTTCGGTTGTTTCATATTTAACTTTGTAACCATAAGCAACATCTGTTGTTGTTCTTTTAATAAATCTTTTGAAATCGGTTTTTTGTACCTGTACAAAATGTGCCACCCGGGTTATCATACTGGTTTCATTATCAGTAAATATGCAAATGTCTATATCACTTTTACCTTCAATATAGTCATTTCTTTGAATACTTCCATAGTAATAAAATTGTGTATCCAAATCCGTTTTCATTTTATCTAAAAAACGTTTTAACTTATAAGGCAATTCGTTTCTGGTTGTTTCCATTAATGTAAAGAGAGAAAAGTATTTAATTAATAGATTTGAATGTTCATCAAATAATTATATATTATTTGATAATAATAAAGAGGTCTATGTCTGCCAATTTAATTGACGACAAAATATTAAAACTAATAAATATGCATTTGACCCCCAGACAAGAAGAAAAAAAGGAGTTTGGTGAAGTATTTACGCCAATTGAAACCATCTTCGAAATGTTGGATAAGTTGCCTGCAAATGTATGGACGAATCCGGATTTAAAATGGTTAGATCCTTCTAGTGGAATCGGTAATTTCATTATTGTCATTTATTACAAATTGTTTGCCTCTCTAAAAAACAACAAGGTGCTAAGCAATGATAAAAAGAGAAGCAAATGGATTATTGAAAAAATGCTTTTTATGAATGAACTGAATCCAAAAAATGTAGTTCTAACCAAGAAAATATTTAAAATGATTGATCCATATGCAAGACCAAATATTTTTAAAGGGGATTTTCTAAAGGATGATACGATTTTGAATAATATGGACATTATTGTAGGCAATCCGCCTTATAATGAACCAGAAGGGTCAGAATCCCTATACACCAAATTTATTTTAAAGATTTTATCCACCGATTATAAAGGCAACAAATTTAAAGGCAAATTGCTATTTCTTGTTCCCAGCCGATGGTTTACCAGCGTCAAAGGTCTAAATGATTTCAGAGAATTTATGTTAAAACGCGATGATATCGTCTTTATTAATCATATTCCTGATTCCAAAACAATTTGGCCAACTGTGGATATTGCAGGCGGTATAAATTACTTTTTAATTGATACAGAATATAGCGGACCAACTGCCTTTACGGATACAGAAACAAATACGACAACCAACCTGGCTTTAAACAAGTTTGACATATTGGTTCCCAATATCAAGGCGTATTCTATAATTAATAAAATACTTGATAAACCCAAATTAAGTGACATTTATTTGTCTACCAAATATTATGGAATTAATACAAATTCAAGTCATTTTCTAAGTGTTAACGACCAAAATAACTCTGGAACAAATTTAGTCAAATGCTATGTTTCCAAAAGAAAAGGATTAATAAAATACGTAGACAAAAAACACATCCAAAATCCTTACCATTTTTGGAAGGTATTTGTTACGCAGGGAAACGGAAAGGTAAATGATGGGTTCATAAATTTTATTATAGGTTCCCCTAATGAAATTGCGTCACAATCCTATTTTACGTTAAAAGTGCAAAGTAAGGCAGAAGCGGAATCACTCATCACCTATTTGGAAACCGATTTGGCGAGTTTTATGCTGTGGTTAAGGAAAATAGATCATCATATTAATAAGGATACATTATCGTGGATACCATTGCCTCCTTTAAACAAAAAATGGTCTAATCAGTCTATTCAAAAGTATTATAAACTAACTGACACGGAGATAAAGACGATTACTATTAAACCAAAAAAAGGAAAAACAATAAGTAATAAAACGAAAAATAAAAACCAAAAGACAAGAAAACGACGATAAAATTAATCTGGCAACTGCGATAAATCGCCGTTCATAAAATTATGCAGCAAAGTATCTTTATTTGTATTGGTGATCTCTCCTGCCAACATAGAAGCCTCAAATGTTTTCCTTAAAATATCATTCGGAGCAGTACTTCCTACTTTGATGATACCATGTTGTCTCAAATATTTTCTCACATCGGTTATACTGGTCTTCTTCAATTCCTTTTGTGCATCAATCACATTTTTACGCGTTTTCTTGTCCTTCAACAAGACAGAAACGCGTTTCAATTTATCCGATTTTCCTAGAGTAAATTTGCGAGATACAGTTCGTTTCAAATACTTTTTAGGGATTTTTAATTCATCTTCTCTCTTCTCCCTTAGAATCTCGGGTATATTAAATCCAGAATCATTTATGTCATCTATTTCTGGGAGTTCATCTAAGTTTATTGAAGGCGATGTTTTGGTCGCCATATCCTCTAAAGTTTTTAAATTATTATTTAGTTGCACCGCTTCTGGGATTCGGTTTATTTCCTTATCTTGTATTTTCTTCAATTTGTTTTTAATTTGTTCCAGACGCTGTTCTCTGGATAATATGGGTCCAGGTTCCTCTTTTGCAAATGCAGTAGTGATAATCATAGGATTTTGATTAGGTATATTTGTAGCCTCTGTTTCTGTCCTCTTTGGTGGAGTCGGTGGCCGAATAGTTGACACATTAATCAATTCTGGATGCTCGTAATTTTTCCGCGTTTGATTCCACGATCTAAAGGTCGGTTTGTTTCCATTTTTCAAACAGCCATATGGAACATCTGATGTTCCATCTAGTGTTTTGATTTTGCTTTCAGAAAGCGAAAACGAAGGTGCCTGTGGATTCGGTTGCAACTCTGGTGGCAATTCTAGTGAGGCATTGATAAACCCAGGAATATACTCAGGTGTTGTAGTATAAGTATTTAAATTTGACTTATATTGTTTGAGAGTTTTATTGGCCATTATTCTCTCCTTATCTTGAGTTGATTTCTGTTTTTTTGATAAATCCGATAAATAATTTATTGCACTGTGAAACTCGTCATCTATTTTGCCAGTTTTCAAATTCCCATTTGCATTAGAACCGTTTGCATTAGAACCGTTTGCATTAGAACCGTTTGCATTAGAACCGTTTGCATTAGAACCGGTTGAATTAGTCCTTTTATTCGTTGAAACCATTGTCTCGCCAATTTCCTTCATTTTATGTTCTTTTATGCGATTTAATAATTTACTTTTCAGATTATTTGGACTTATAATGGGAGCCAACGGTAATTCCTTTTTCTCTCTTGCCTTTCTAGTTTTATTACCAGGCATTTTAAAAAGTTCTGGGTTTATTTGTATTGTTTTTTTTGTAGACATTTACTTATACCCTATGTCTAATATGAGGAAAACAAATAATTTCTCTCTTCCGCATCAAAAGAAAGATCAAAGAGAGAAATAATAATATAAAGAAAAAATACTTAAACCTATAACAATAAAATAATAAAATAGTAAAATGTTCAAGCCTATTATTTTATCTGGTACCTTGTTTGGATCCATTTTTTTATTCTCTAAATCATTAGAAACAATTAATATATTACAAATAGAAAATAGAAAAATACCAACCCAATTAATTCTATTAAATAGGTTAACCTTTTTATTATCAGGTTCCGCATCTTTCATACTTGTTCGCTCGTTAACATATAATTAAACCCTGAACTAACCATTTTTTACATTTTTCACATATACATATGTGAAAACATCTTCTTTGACTCTGTTATTTTAGTAGTTGTTCCATCATTCCTTAAAAATATATCTAAACCTTTATCAATATCCGCTCCAATCAACTTCTTTTTACATTCAGCCGGCAAACAAAATACGCGTTTACCGTGTGCTATTTTGGTCTTAGCAAATAAAGTCTCAATATCTCGTCCATATGACTTAAATGATGCCTTGTTTTTCTCAAACCACTTTACATCTATCAAATTGTCCGACATAGACCATCCACTGTCATTAATTTTCTTAATGAAAATGTTGTACAAGTCCGCTGCACTATATTCATCTATTTTGAAACGCCATGTGAATCGCGAATTAAGACCCTGGTTTGCTGCAAAAAAACACTCATTGAGATCCGTCTCATATCCAGCAATAATAACCATCAAATTATCTTTGTGATCACTAAGTGCCTCACACAGCGTATCAATACATTCCTTGGAAAATGTATCCTTCTTTTCTTGACTGCCTAGAGAGTAAGCCTCATCAATGAATAACACGCCACCTAAACTGTCTTTTATGGCGTCGCGTGTTTTTAACGCGGTTTGTCCTAAATATCCAGCAACCAAGTCACTTCTGGTTACCTTCTTAAAAGTTCCCTTGTTTAAAACTCCCATTCGCGAGAAAATGGAGCCGAGAATCTTGGCAATTTCCGTTTTGCCTGTACCTGGGGGACCATAAATAACAGTGTGCATAAAATCGCTGGAAACCGTGTTTTTATCTGGCTGCTTATGTAAGTTCTGAATGTAAAAAAGAATTTGATCTACCACGTTTTCCTTGATTTGCTTCATTCCAATCATAGAATTTAACAGTTCTAGTGGCTCTTTTATCTTGTGCAAGCAATGCATGTCAATATTGTATTCAATATCTTTATTATCTGGATACAATTCAATCATTTTTAATAAATCACTGATGTTGTTGATCTCGTAATTAATATTTACTTTTACCTTGTCTTTTTCTTTTTCTTTTTCCTTTTCCAAAATGTTAATTGAGTTTTCTAATACTTTTAATAAAGGTTCTTCTTTTCTTAAAAGTGTAATTGGTTCTTTTAACTCCTTATTGCAACATCTCAACTGTGATTCTTCTGCCAAAATATTCTTGACAACTGAAAAATTATATTTGCTAACGTACCTTTCGGCTGGTTTTACAGGATATAAATTATCCATAATTTTATCATAATAATTATAATAAGTAGTCTCTTCTGTTTGCTGTTTGGTATCCAAATCAGATAAGAATTTATTATAATTATTAATATTTGTAGCGGATTTGAAACGTCCATTGTTTCTTCTTGATTTTTGTCCTTTGTAATTTGAATTGGTCATCGTTTTATTTGTTTCTTATCTAATAATATCAAGTAGTTTTTAAGTCATTTTCTGTTTATTTTAATTATTGTGGGTTAAAAGGTTCTGACTAAAAAGGTTTGATGCATTTAAAATTATTGTATTTTGTAAAAAATATATAATAAAATAAAACAATTTAAAAATAAATTGAAATATTAAATAACCGTAAGGATGAAACTATCTACAATTAATAAACCTATTAAAACGCATAAAATGTCTAAATCATCAAAGAATATGGGAGAGAAGATTGTTTCTTCTACTTCTAATACTGAAAAACCTATTAAAAAATTCAATCCTTCCGAAGACAAATTTATTGAAACGCCTTGGACCATCATTGAGTCCTATTTCAAAGACAAGCATTTGGAAAGATTAACCCGTCACCAAATTGAATCGTATAACAATTTTGTTGGTCTCCAAATTGTTAGAACGATTGAAATGTTCAATCCAGTAAACATCCGATCCGAAAACGACTTTGACAAAGAAACAGGCAAGTACGCACTAGAAGTATTTGTTACATTTGAAAATTTCAATATTTATCGTCCTCAAATTCACGAAAACAATGGCGCTATTAAAATGATGTTTCCCAGTGAAGCCCGTATGCGAAACTTTACTTATGCCGGTGCAATGACAGTTGACGTCAAGTTGCAGTATATTGTCAGAAACGGAGAAAATCTCGCTAACACCTCCACCTTTTACAAAACGCTGCACGGCATCCACATCGGAAAACTGCCTATTATGTTGAAATCTAATATCTGTGTATTAAGTCAGTACAAATTCATTGAGAACAAGAACACAGGCGAATGTGCTTACGATGCAGGCGGATACTTTATTATCAATGGCTCTGAAAAGACAGTACTTGGCCAAGAACGCGCGGCAGAAAATCGCGTTTATTGTTATAATATTTCTAAAAACAATACCAAGTACAGTTGGTCTGCTGAAATCAAATCGGTTCCTGATTTCAAATGCATTTCTCCCAAGCAGATTAACTTAATGATCGGGTCAAAGAATAATGGTTTCGGTCAGCCTATTGTCGTTCAAATCCCGCGCGTAAAACAACCAATTCCTTTGTTTACTGTGTTTCGCGCTCTAGGTGTTATTTCCGACAAAGAAATCTGTGAATACATTCTGTTGGATCTGGAATTTGAAAAACACGAAATGATTCTACAAAATCTACAGGCGTCTATTATGGAAGCGAAC